TTGCTGCGCGGCAGTGCCTGCCGACTTCGTAACCCACAGCAAAGGCTGTTCATCATATTGTAGTTGGCTGTCGAATATGCTTGCTGGGTTCGCCACACGAATTCGGCCAAACGCATCAATCAAAGACCCCGGCAAGGAAATTTGTTGCGTGCTATCTGGCCCCGCCGTTCTGTTTACAACTTTCACCCGCGAACCCCCCTTATAACGCCAGACCCTTTAACCCAAATAAGCTGGGTCAATCCATCCATACCAGAGGCAGAAAAGTCCCATCCCGCGTTGAATGTTTGTATGACGTTCCCCGCGTCATCACTTGCTGGGGCGTCTGGCTTGTTGGTAAAGTACACGTATGCATCGGCTGCGGTGCCCACATCGAACGCCAAAAAACCGTTACCCTGCAAAATTTCAGTCCATGAATTTGGGTCTAATGTCTCGGCAAACGTGTTCATACGTGCGCCACCCGATAGCGCGCGGCCACCTGAGCGGCACCGCTAGCGGCGTATGCATCACCCATATTGCAATCATCGCCGCGATGGGCATACAGATAGGCAACCATGCTTCGAATTGCGCGCTTTAGTGGGGCCGGAACGTCAGACGCGGCGTCGCCATATCCTGACGTATAACCGACCTCGATAGCGTTGATAGATTGCGTTGCCGTGGGCCATGTTGCGCCAGACTTTAACGCCATTCGGCCATAATCTTGCTGCGTATCCACGTCAAAGGTTGCGGCCACATCAACAACAGTTCCGGTGCCTGACGTGTCGTAAACTGTGACGCTATCCACGGATTGCAACGGATGCCTTGGCAGATATACCGTACCATCCCAAGCGTGCATATCTGATATAGCGCCCTGTCTTGTGCCATTCCACCACGCTTCACGAGCCGACGGCCACCCGTCAAGCGTCATCAACCATGACTGAGTGATAAGCGCTAATCCGGTAACGTCCTCAATTTCCTGACGTGCGTCTATGATTGCTTGCGTCAAGAACGTATCGTCAACCGTTTCGGTTGCGTCGATCCGCAACTGGTCCTTTACCTCTGACAAGGTGACAGGCTCTACCGCTGGCGCAGACGTTATGCGATTGCCGCGAAATTGGTAGTATTTTTTCGGGCTGCGAAACGCCATCTATTTATTCTCCGGTGCAGCGCCTAGCGCCTTGGTTGATGGTTTTCGTTTCTTCTTGGGCGGGAATAGCGCAGACGCTGAACGGTCGGCAATTGCCCACTCTGCGACCTGACCCTCGACAATCTCACCAAACGGGAATGTCACAACGGTGTGGCCTTCTGGTGCACACTTGAAACCGTTCTTGTTCGTGATTTTAGCCTTGGTCATGATTTACCCTCAATGCTTGGAATGGGGGCCAGTTACCCAGCCCCACATCGAAACATTAAGTCGCTGCTACGGACGCGCCAATAAAGGTTGTAGGCGCTCGGTGCGGTTTGTTCTGCACAGCGACAATCGACACATCAGCATCTGTTCCGGTTGTGCCGACGACGTTAAAGCGAACGTACCGCTTATCGCCACGATACCCCAAGCCACCAGCAACGCTGTTATCTGCGCTGTCAGATGTTTCAGCAACGGTAATCGAACCGTTGACGCTATCAGCGGCCACGACATCAGCAGCGCCAGCCGCCGTAGTGTCGTCACCATGCTGCATTGTGGCGGTATACCCAGCAGCTGTTCCCGCATCTGTAATGGTGTTGTTGACCATCATGATAGTGCAAGCATCATAACCTTTAAGGTCGACCCATGCAGACGCAGCCGGGGTTGTTCCAGATAGTGTAAGGTTGCCCAAGTGGGTCACAACTTTGTTGTTTAGCATATCACGCATTCTAGAATTCCTTTTCTCTCAGCGTGGAAATTAGCGAGGCCATCACAGCCCCGCATGAAAGTTAAGCGCTGAATTCAATCAACTTGAGCGCTTCGCCATTGATCATATCTCCGCCAGTGCGTTTGCGGGTGTAGAACAGCACGTTAGGTTTTGCGGTGTATGGGTCACGCAAGGTGCTAATGCCTGCACGATCAACAACTTGGTATGCCTGACGCATATCACCCAAGGCAATAGACAGTGAGCCTGTTGCAATATCTGGCATATCCTCGAATGCCGTCACGCTATACCCCAAGAATGTTGCAGGCTGGCCAGCAGCAACCGAATCCTGCCACAAGAACCGACCATCATTGTCTTGAAGTTGGCGCAAAACCGAAGTCGTGCCAGAATTCATGAACCAACCCATATTTGCGCGATATTGCGCTTTCAGCTTATACATGGCCTCAAGCAATTTCTTGACGCCATCTGGGTCAGCCGCAAAGCCACCATTCACGCCAGTCTTAATGCGTTCAATAGAGTTTGTCAGGTCGGTGCCGTTTGGATAGTCGAGGAACCCCCGAGGTTTAGAAACGCCATTACCAGAGACAAAAGCAGCATTTTCCTTACGCGCGAAGCGTGAAGCAACCTTATCTGCCAACCACGATTCCACATTGAAATCAGCGTCGTCCAGCATTTGCTGTGAAGATTTAGGCATTGCGCGGAGGTGGTGTACTGGAATATTCCACTGACCAACTTGGGGTGTGCTGGTCTCTGTGGCTGACGTCAACTCGCCTTCCCACTCTGCACCAGCTTCGTCGTTATCATACATTCCGGTGATACTGTCGCGACTTGTCATGACAATTGACGCATACGCGCGCATGGGGGATGTCTCATAAACTTGACGAACGATGCGGCCAGACATGTCGTCAGGCACAAAGTAACCACCGTCAGGATCAGAGCCAACAGACAACGCTTTCAGTTCGTCAGCGCCAAGCAAACGACCGTCACCCTCTTTGCGTACAAGAGTGTTGAACGCGGCCTTGTATGCGTCCTCTTGCTCGCGACCAAAGGATTCAGGGGCAATTCGCTGCGCACGTCGCGCGATACCGTTAGCCCAAGACGCGGCTTTTTCATCAAGGTCTACGATGTTGCCTTTGTCGTCTTTAATCACGTTGGTTTGACGCTTCTGCGCCAATGCCGCTTGGTCAATAAGCTTGCGACTTTCGGCAAGGTCCGCCTCAATGCGATGCAACTTCTCCTCGATGAGAGGATCGGGCGAGCCTTTGGCTTCGAGCTTTTGCTTCACGCCTTCTTGGAATTCAGACTGCGACGTCTGAATAGAAGCAATCGCGTCTTTCAGTTCTTGTGGGTTAAAATCATCAGCCATTTGTGAATGTCCTCTGTAGCTGTTTAAGTTGATCTTGGATACTCAACAAAGCATCCTTGTCGACTTTACCGCCCAAAGCATCCCGCTTGTCAGTTAGTCCCTTGAAGCCATGCAGCGTGATAGCTGTAGCCTCCTTGCGCGAATACCCTGCATCTCGCAGAAACCGCTCGAATTCTCGTTCTGTCGTCAGCGACTTCACGTCTGTGATTGTCGCCTCTGGAAGCATTGGGAATGTCACGACGGACACTTCGAATAGATCAACCTCCATAAGCCTACGCACGCGGTCACTCGGCCCCTCTTGCGTGGCTTCAACGGTTCGGTATCCAATCGACATGCTGTCAATCGCCTTGGCGCGCATGAGGGCCATTGCCTCGCGCCCCTTCTCAACGTCCTTTAATAGACGACCCTTGACGAACAAGCCGCGCTCGTCCTCTTTGATGTCATCCCAAACGCCGATTACTTGCTGCGGATCGTGCTGCCAAAGCATTTTGGGCTTACGTGCCGCCAAAGACTTCGCGAAAGCCCCGCGATTAACAACGTCACTCCCTTGATCGACCACGCCAAAGACAGAGGCATACCCCTCGAAGTAGCCATCCTGATCCGGCTCTTTCTTAATCTCAAGAGCCGCGCTCTTATATGTCAACTCTGTCATGCCTGCGTCCTTTTGTCACATTACTTATCACAAACCGCTGAAACTTCCAACCCGCGAGTATACAAGTGAGCATCTGCAATTTATCACGTTGCCAGCGCTTCCAGCCGGGTCGCCGGGGTATGACATCGGGTCTTTAGTCCCATTTTTGGCGGGGACCATGAATAGATCGTCCATAGACACCGTGACGCCATCCATTGCCCTATGGCTAAATTCATCAACGACGCCATCCCCCTCGCCAAAGTCTCGCGTTCGGCTATCGTCTACGCTTGACCATTCTTTCCGAAGCGGAACCCTGCTTTGCTTCGCCGCCGAAATGCTGCCATACATTGAAGAAGTATGCGTTTCCGTGCGTGCGATGACGTTAGCCCGTAACTGTGAAATTGCGGGGATTTTCTCCCGAATAGCCTTGGCAATCTCTGCAACGCTAAGACCCTCCTTTGTGCCCTGCAAAATGAGCCGCTGCATTTGCTCTGCCGTCGCCTCAACTATCTGCGTGACCTTTTGCGCGCCATATTGCGCAATGAATTCCTCGACAATACGCCGGAAAAATTCTGGGGCCTCCTTGGTCTCAAGTTGGGGGAAACCGTCCTTAAACTGATCTGCGACTTCGGTTGCCTCTGCCGTGATGGATGGCGACCAGATGCCAGCAAGTGCCGCAAGTACGGACTGTCGATAGTCGTCTGGCAGCACTGGAACGCCTATTACTTCGTACCGCTCAACAGCCGCAAGCATGGCGTCGGATATTACCTGTTCAATCTGTTCCATAGGCAAGCCGCATGAGCGTTTCCGTGTCTAGGCCCTTGGATTCGTCGTCAGCCACCTCATTTGATGGTTGCGCTATGGTGTCGCCACCGGAAATAGGCTCGTAACCCTTGAGCGCGCGACGCTCGTTAATCGTCAGGTCAGTTGATGCATCCGCCATATCCCAAAGCGTCATCCGCTTATCCACAATAGCCGGAACCTTCTCAAGATCGGCCTTGATAATCACCTCACCATCGCCAAGCCAGTTTGACCACTCTGCCAGAATGTAATCCAACAACGGAATAACGGTGTCTTCCCACAGCGCAAGACGAGCCTCTTTGTAGTTGGCGTATGTGTTGTCACCGGGAATGCCTAAGAGCATAGGGGGAACGCCATAGGCTAGGCATATATCACGTGCTGCGCTGTTTTTGGTGTCTACCGTACCCATGTCAGACGGAGAAAGCCCCATCTGCACCCAATTCAATCCACCCTCGAGAAGCATTGGACGCCCCGCATTTTGTGAGCCTTGGTACTGGTCCTCCATTTGCGCCTTGAGCCTATTAAACTGTTCGTCAGGCATAGCCGTGTCAGCCGTGCTCACAAGCGCGCCAGATGGTCTTGCGCTATTCTGCAATAGTGCCTGCATCCACGCCATGGACTCATTGTGCTGGTCGATAGCGTAACCGCCTGCCCTCATTGGCGACTGGCCATACCAATCATCAAGCGGATTGAATGCCAGCATGTGGCGCAAATCACTTTCCCCTGTGGCTTGGTCAACATCCCAATACACTTTCTTGCCGTTGACGTCATAGACGTACCGAGCTGGGAAAGCTCCGTCACCCATGATAATGCTCATGCGGTCAGGTCGAAGGGTGTATAGCTCCTTTGGGACGCCACCTACCTCTAGCCGCTCGTCGTAGCTATTCCCCGCGATCAAATGAAAGCCGATCTTGGCGCGCATAAATTCCGGGTATGACTGCGACGGGTTGGGTTGTTCAAACAAGTCTAGCAGCGGGTGCGATGATAGCTGTGTGTCGCCCCGCCATACCTGTAGATCAACGGAAGCCACAGCGTCGGCGATAGTATTGATCGCGCTGGCAACAACTACGTTCTGTTGATAGCCCTCGAATGCGGCCTTCCGGTTATCCCAATCGCTCCACTTTGCTTGGCCCGGTGTGGATATGATTGAACCTGTTGCACTTTCCTTCACCTCTACTGGTGACGGTCTCATAAAATCAAAAATGCCCATTACAGAGACCTTACACTTGGCGCGCCGCGCGATTGGATCATAGGCCCTAACGCATATCGCAAAGCGTCAATATAGTGATTATTTGCATCAACGATTTTGGGCATTATTTCACCTGAAAGCCTATCTACTTTGAAAGAATATAACCGAAATTCCCGCGCTGTGCTAGTGCAACGCGGGTGAATGACTACGCGGTCAAACGACTTGATGTAGCTTACACCATCCTCAACGCTGCCCGACCACTTCTTTACGCCCTCGATCCTTGGTAGGCCGTGTCGCCTCAAATAGCTTATGCTTTCCGGTCTGGCGCTGTCCGCTCGTATGCTGTGCAACTCGATATCCTCGATTGCCTCGCACACGAAATTTGCTGTCGCATCCAGTTCCAGTTTGGTCTTTCCGGCCTCGTATTCGATGAACAACTCTTTGCCGTGTATCCAGCACTTAACCGCTGCCGTGGGGTCTTGGGCAAACCCAAAGTCAAGCCCGTGATATGGCCCGTTCCAATTGTCTTGCGGCTCGAATTCCTCAACGGCATATTTCCCGCCGAACACTTGCGCCTCAGTGAGCGTCAGGAATGCACCTTCCCAAACATGGTCATAGGTGTCAGGCCGCAACCGCTGGTCGTCTAGGCGCTCTTGGTTCAGCACGTATGGGAACCAAGGATTATCACGCCAGTTCATTTCCGTGACAATGCAGTTGCTTGGCGTTTCCTCTATGAAACGCTTATGCGTCGCGCTGTCCGGGCTTTCGGGGTTGTAGCTAACCCAATTCTCCGACCCTTCCTCGCGAATTGTCGGAATAAGCTTCCGCCACGCGGCCTCTGATACGCTTTCGCCCTCGTCAGTCCAGTTCAACAGGATTTTGGCCTTTGACTTGATGCTGTCGAGGTTGTGTCGAAGACCTGCAAACGCATACGAAACGCGCCTATTCTTTGTGCGGATATACTTTTCGCCAATATCGTAATAGTCGGCAAGCCATGGTTCGGATCTGATTGCGGCCTTGATCTCTTCTAGGCTACTTTCCTCTAGGCTGTTGAGGTGTTCTCGGCTGGCAAGGATCACGCCTTTCCTGTTAGCCTCTGCGAACTGATACCCCTTGATGGCGCTCATTTTTGCGCATCCGACGGTTTTAGCTGAACCCCTGCCACCCTTGAATACCCTATGGCGCGCTGGCTGCGAAAAGTTTGCAACCATTTTCGGGGGTAGCTTAATCTGTACCTTGGTCATCTGGGATAGGCTCGGCAACAAGTTCAATAACTGTAGGCTTGCTAGACATAGAACCATCCGTTGACGTGTGATCGATGATCTGTTGCGGCATATGCGCCTTTGGTGCCATACGTTCCGCCGACCACTTCAAGCCATCCATCATGGCCTTGGCTGTTTGCGGGTCCACCTTTTCAGAGCGCAGAAGCTCGACCACTTCAACCACATGATCGGCGTGCGCATACCCTGCCGCCTCCCTCGCCTGTACGTATTGTGCGCGAAACTGATCGTGTCGAACGATCCATCTTGTGACCGTACTTACGTGCGGTGCGCCTTTTGTTCTGCAAAATGAGCGCAGTGATTTGCCGCCTGCCAGCCATTCGCAAATAGTCGCTGCGAGTTCTGGTGTGTAGTCTGTTGGCCTACCGTTGGTCTTGCTCATTTGCCCCGCCTCCGTCCGCGCTTCTCTTGCTTGTGTGCCCACTTCTTGCTCCGCATCATCTGTTGTGTAATGACTGTGCGTGGTCGTGGGTCGCTATTGCCTGTTATGGCGTAGAATATACCATCCTCACACCGGAAGCGCCAGTAGGTGCCGGTTGAACGAACTAGGACCTTATCTACTAGGCCTGTGTTGTTTTCAATGGCGTGCTTGATGCTGGTGAAAAGTTGGTTCGGGTCTGTCTTGGTTATGCCGCGCTCTAAACATCTCTGGTTAAAGTGGGTTTGTGAACTCATTGTCTTCCCCCTCGTATGGATATGCGAGACCTAGAATGTTTACGGCTTCTTCAAACTGCTTTGCGTCTTGTGCGTGGATTGACATAAGAAGCACGTCACCCAATGTCAGGCCGGAAGCGTGAGCATTGGATAGCGCGGATCGTATGTAGTCCATGTGGTGCAAGTCCATGGTGTATGTTAGCAGTCTGTGGTTGCTTGGGCAAGTTGCGTGGGCATGCTCTTGCAACAGTTGCTGGGGAAGTACCTACTTGACGGTGTAGTATGTGTCGCCCCGCATTTGTAGCACTGCCATTTGTATATATCCATCTATTCGGCCTCCTTAGTTCAGTTGTTCAATTGTGCCGCAACGGATGCAGTGACGATAGAGCCAGCCGTTCACCCGGTAGGTGTACACGCCCTTTTTATGACGACACGTCATCTACTCGCCCTCCTTTTGCAGTGCGGGGAGTGTGTCGCTCTCTGCGACTCTGTCGTGAACAGTTCTCCCGTCAGGTAGCAAGATTTGACCTAGGAATGCGGAGTCAAAGCTTAGTACCTCTGTTTCTACTGCCATCAATTGACCCTTTATCCAGTCGCGTAGGATAGACCACACGGCGATCTGACCTTGCTTTAGGCAAGCCTTCTCATATTCGATGATCGACTTTCGCATGCGAGTTGTATGCGGCTTCTCGCGCATGAGCGCTCTGGCATACCCAACAGAGCTGGCCGTGACTTGCACCATCCTGCCACGGTACTCAAATTGCACGGTGATCTCGCCGGAAGTGAAGTCTTCCATAGGTGCGAATTTTGAGCATCCAAATTTCTGAACAATCTTTCGAATGTCGCTCACTGCACTCTGTCCGCTTGTGGCGGTTGCGTAAGGTAGACCCATCTACTCAGCCTCCGTCTTCGTCCGTAACTCTATAATGCGCAACAAGTCCTCTGCTCTGTATTCGCAGGCTTCCCAATGCGCCCACAGCAAGGCATCACTTTCCTTTTCAAAGAACTGACCTTGAGGCTTCGAATGCATCGCCGCAGCCCCATTTGGTCCTACAAACTTAACAGTGCTTGAATGTACCGATATTGTGTATTTTGCAGCTTCAATTCTATAACGAATATCGCTGCCGTTACCGTTCGGCGCTTTATAGAAGACACCTTCGATGGGCTGGCCTCTGCCATAACCGCCAATACTAAACGCAGGCTCAGGTTTAGCCTCTGTTGGCCACGCAAGAGCCGCGCGACGTTTATTTTCCAAGATGTCGGATTGAATGCTCTCCTTAACCCAGACCGGGATTTTTGCCTCTGTCCAGTGCTTAGTCATCTACTCGCCCCCCTTTTGCAGGGCGTCATTGCTTTCAATCCAACTCTCGATGTCATCGCATAGGCACATCCAATCACACTCTGCGTCGTCATACTTAACCAGTATCTCGTTGAATGTCCCATCGCCCTCTTTTAGCATGGTATAAGCCACTTTTAAGAGTGTATCCGCGCGCGATGTCGCAGCCTCAAGTTTAGCTATGCGGGCTTGTAGGGTAGTGGTTTCTACAAGTAGGGCGCGAAGATTGTCGGAATATATGTGCCTCTTCCAGCCCTCTGATTTCGCGTGGTCATCAAACAATTGGCACGCGTGTTCAATCCAATGACTCGGCTCTGGTGCTTTGTTACTGGCCATCGGGTTGCCCCTTCTCGATTGCCTCCCTTAGGCATGCGACCTTGATTGCCGCCCTTAGGCATGTGAACCACTCGGGTAAATCAGCCCCAGCAACAATTCCGAGTTGTCGCCGAGAGATGGGGGTGCGGATGAACCCGGCCAGCTTAATCAAGGCCGTCATAAGTTCTTCGTTCTTGTTGGACAGAACCTCGTAATCATCAAAATCAACCCAACCACCTTTTTCATCAAATCTCATGTCGGGGCAGCCATCGTAACCCGTGTTGATGGAATATCGTTCTACGTTAGTCATCGGCTTGTTCCTTCTCGATTGCGATAAGTGCCTTGAGGATTGCGATTAGCCACGCTCGGGCTGGCGCATACCTTCCACCCATGACATTCATCGCGAATTCTGGACCATCCAGAATGGCCACACCACTAGATGACACATGCCACGCCCACTCCGGTAGCACAGCATCGTGCAGGGCCTTGGCTGCGTTGAGAGAGCCTTTATAAGCGTAAAATCCATTGCCGCCCGTTAAGCAGGACAACCCGAATGCGTCCTCCCACGCAGTCATAAAGTCGTTGTATTTCCAGATTGGATAAAAGGGGTCAGGTGGATCGAAACACTCGGCATTAACCTTCTCTAGCAGTGCCTCTAGGGCTTTTAGTTTGGTCATTTTCTTTTCCTCGGGTTCTTGGAGTATTCCGTCCAACCATCGATAGCTGCCTTGCATGACGCTTGGAATACTTTTTGAGCATCCTGCACATCAGCGGTCAGGCCCTCGGCTACTTTCTTAGCTTGCTCCTTAGTCCGGTAATCTCCAATTATTGGGTTGGCAGTTTTCATTAGACGGACGGGCTTTTCATTGGGCCATCGATGGGTCAGACAGGCTTCGGTGCAACCGTGTTTCGCGCAGCCGCTCTATCAGGTCTTTATTGTTAGTCATCACGCACCGCCTTTCGGTCTCAGCACAAGGCTATCCTTGGCCTCGCATGTGCCGTGTTTGTAGCTGGCGAAATTTTGCGTTGTGCCCATGGACGTGCCGCCAACCCATTTTCCACTCGAAAAAGATGTGGGTGCCTTTGTGTAAAGCCATGAGTTTGTCATCCACTCGTTCCGCGCGATAGCCACAATGTCGTCAGACACGTGTGACCAGTCGATCTCGTCTTGAGTGGGTTCTGCTAGGCGGTAGGTAACTTGAGGGAGAAAACTATTACTGCCGCTCATAACCAACCACCCCGAGCCAGACCACTTGTCAATAACATCTCCTGCCTCATGCGCTTTCACCAACCGCTTCTGCGTCTTCTTCGACAACAGCCCAAACGGCGTATTGATCTTTGTTAAGTCTTTCATTTCGTCTTTGGTGGGTTCTGGCGCTGGTTGTTTGCGGTAGGTGATGTTGGTATAAAGCGTCGAACCATGCTCCTTAACGGCCCACCCATCACCCGCCCACCACTCGACAACATCACCTGATTCAAATGCTTCCTTAAGCCGCTTTTGTGTTTTCTTGGACAACATCCCAAGGGGCAACTTGATCTTTGTTAGGTCTTTCATTTCGTGTTCTCCAATTTCTTGCGCCAATCAAAGAGGCCAAGCGCGCCTTTGACGGGGATGAATGAGGTGGGTTTGACGTTTTCGAGGACAAGGCCGAACGGGCCGAAAAACCACGGGCTATCGCTGTGTTCTACGCAGTCCACGATCTCGGCGGTGCCGATGATGCCGCCGCGCAAATTCGAAGCCGAAAGCATTGCTGGTGGCCAGCGAGGGGTGAGATCGGTGATAACGCTCTCGGCCTCACTGTATGCCGCCGCGTTCATATACAAACTCGCGTGCAAACAGACCAGCCCGCGATAGTGAAAACGGCGAGGGCGGTTCTCGATCCGCTTGCCTGCATTCAGGATCGCCCACACCCACGGTTGGCGGATCGAGATGGCCTTGACTGGCAAATCTTCTTGATAAGTCATGTAACTTCTCCTTTTCCATCCCAACCTACAGCGCAGGCCGGGGCGTATAAATCTGACAAATTGTCGCAGAGGCTATGAAGAAACCCGCTTGTGCTTCAAAAGATACCCCACCTTCCGGCGCGTGACCTTGCCTCTCTTGAATAGGTAGTGCAGATCCTTTTGGCTGGTGTGGGTCGATACCCCAAGCGCCTTGGCAACATCCTCCGTGTACATCCATTCGGTAAGCATTTCGTAGGTTTTGCCTCGACGTGCTTGCGGTCCTGTCTGGTTCAAGGATTCATCGATTGGCGTGTCAGCGAGATCGGCGCGAATATACACGTTGCCAGTCGCCGTCTTCTGCTCAACGATGTCGCCGCGACCTGCAAGCGTTTTCAAGTCATTCCTAACGGATGAATCACTTGCATCAAACATCCCTAAAACCTCTATGGCATTGTACCATTTTGTCAGCTTGCGCGCCATCTTTTTGCGGCGTTTTTCGGCCATGAATGACACCTTGCCTTGATCGCGCTTGTCTTGCGTCGGCTTGAGCCGCCCACCGTTCTTGACCTCGAATTCGACAATTGCGCGCCCGACTTCTGCCTCTAGTAAAGCAGCGACCTTTCCGTATCGAAACGGCGCGGCCATCACATCCGATTTCGTCAGCTTTTTATCAAGCACCTCTTTTGGCTTGCGAGCCTCTGGCACCATGCCCCGAAATTTGTCTGGATTGCGCACAGACGCGATTAGTTGACTTTGCAGGCTCATTTGCCTCTCCCCTTTAATCGTGTGACCACATACCCCAAAGCCCCGTTGTGCTCGGCCTTGCGTGTGGAAATTAAGCCGGATTTCCCTAGCTGGTATTTTGCCGCTGCATGGATATTCGATTGCTGTTCATGCGGTGGCGCGTGGTTGAATTCCACGAAAAACCAGTTGCCGGGCTTCATATCTCTGAAATTGTATTTCAGGTTGCCATGCCTGACTTTTGGCGGATGGCATGTTTGGATTTCTGGTGCGTTATTCATGGTCATCGCTTTTCGTTTTCCATCATTCTCTCCTTTTCTGAACCAGAATATCAAACGCCACATGCTGGGGAAGGTGGCAAGTTGTCGCGGCGGTTATCGCAAAATTGAACCCATGTCGGGATCATATTGCCACTTAAACAAGTCTGCCATTTTGGTAAGAGACCTCACCCTAGCAAAGCACCTTCCCCTTGCCCCACTATCCTCAGGATGTTGCAATCCCACAGCCTTCATTCGCTCGCCCTCCTTTCGACATTCTGCCTCACACCATTTCAGAGTTTCCACGTCCATCTCTCTATCCTTTCTTAGCATTCAGCGCATACCCTGCGCCCTTGATAACCTGATCTGCAAACCGCTTTCGCTCGGCGCGTTCTTCGTCCGTTATCTGCGCCAGCGGCTCCGAAGGCTCTGGAATGGCTGGCGTCCGCTCCAGTGCCATCCGTCGCCGCTTCATGACCGCCGCCTTGACCTCGTTTTCAGTCGGGCACCTAGATTGCAGATCAAGGCAGTCGGATATCCCGCGCCGGACCTCGGCAATGGGATACTCGCGCAGAACGTCAACCCAGTCATCGGTGAGCCTATCCTTCATGCGCGGGTCCATATCCCGCCATCCGAAACGGCTTACCTTCTCAGACACGGCATCCAGTTCAAAAGCCACAAGCGCCGCGTTTTGGGCCTCTTGCTGCGGATCGCAACGCGCGCTCACGGGCTTCATCAAATCGAGAATTTCCGCCCTGCTTTTGCCCTGCCGGGCTGGTAGGTTCTTCTGGTTCATCGTCCCATCTCTTTTTATTCAACCAAGTCGATGCATGCGGCCTAAACTGAACCTCCTTTGACATCATGCTCGGCATTTGCTCGGAAAGTGCAAACATAATGTTATCATGAGTGGTAATCTTTATGGCTTTATCATATGCTTTTCTTGCGTCCTGTTTCCCTGCGCTGCGTGGGTAGTATGACCAAAAGTCATCAAAGGCGCTGGCTGTGGTTAATTGCTCATTCATGACTTTGAAAACCTCAGCAATTTGATCGCAGCAAAATCGCTGACATCCCCACCAATGCGTTTCGTAGCATGGAAAAGCACGTGCGGTTTCACGCTGAGGTGGTCACGTAGAACGCGCAGATCAGGACGCTCGGCGACGGTGTACCCGGCACCAAAGTCACCAAAGGCAATCGCCGCTGCATCTGGTGCAATATCAGGCATCTCTTCTGCAATCAGCACGGGATATCCGAGCAAACGCGCTGGCTGGCCTGCCGCAATACCATCCGACCACAAAAACCGGCCATCCGCGTCTTTGAGTTTTCGCACGGTCCCAGCCGTTTTCGAATTCATCACAAAGGTCCCGTTGGCACGATACTCGGCACCCAACGCATAGACCAAGTCAACGATGGCATCGGCACCATCAAAGCCACCATCAAGACCAGAGGGCACATACCCCAGCGCGCCCCAAGACCAAACATCATTGTCGACAAGAGTATGGCTTAGAAACCCTTTCGGCTTATCAACGCCATCCCCATTCACAAACGCTGCCGCCTCGGCGCGGGAAAACCTGTCAGCGATACGACCTGCAAGCCATCCCTCAATATCAAATGCACTGTCATCCAGCAGGCGCTGTGATGCCGCTGGAAAGGCCTTCAACTCGTGAAGTGGAATTGTAATCCACTCTATCTCTCCTGATACTTTTGCAACAACAACATCAAATGATTTGCCCTCCGTCACAACTACTCTGCACACACTTTTATGCGGGGCATCAATCTGTGATGAAATGGTGATTGGGTCACCGCACCCATGTCTAAGGTATTCTGAATTCATGTCTGTCTCCTTTTCTGGGCCAGAATATCAAACGCCACACGCCGGGGAATGTGGCAAGTTGTCGCGGGGTTATGATCCGACTGTCCGGCATACAACTAGCTTATCGCCCCCTTGCGAAGTTCGAAAAACCTTAAGCCCAGTTCTCAGGCAGAAGATTGCCACAAAAATACGTTCTGCAAAATTTGGCTTAAAAATCACCAACGAATCACCGCCTATTTCCATGAATCTTTGCGAGTTCATCTCTCTATCCTTCCATTACATGCGAACGGTCTTCGATGTCGGAATCCCGACATCGGCACCTAGCACCGGATTGCGACTGTTCATTTGCGCACGCTTCCCTTTTGGCGTCCGCTATATCGGAACGCGACTTTTCTAGGATGTGATCTAGATTTTGCCGCGCTTCATAAACTTCGCCAGTCAGCCTATTTCTATCTTCTGCAATCGTGCTGCGTGAAACATGGTGAAGCGATGTAGCATCTGTGAACTTGCGAATTGCCAATTCAATTCCCAAAAGCGCCTTTTCAGCTTGTTCTCGTAACTCTATGTCATTCATCTGTATCTCCTATGATCTTATCTCAAACCTTATCTTCAGTCGTTTGAAAGACAGAATGATACTTATGGTCTGGGGATTGAACCCGACCTGCATCAACTGTCTTCCGTGATCTTGCCTCAAACCTTAGAGCCACGAGCCGCCACGAATTGACAGCGCGCCTTTACCAACAAGCGCGCCGGGGCCATATGCTGACCGCCTATTGGGGCAGTCCCTCGCTTACACCGTTGGCCCACACGCCGAAGCGTGAATGATTGGTGCGGACGCTTTGCGAGGCTTAACTAGCAACGCCCTGTATGTCAGACGCAGCGCTACCAAGTATGAAGGCCACTGCGTTATTCTGGGAGGGTCTGGGGTTGAATGGGTTTGGCTTTTGCCGTATACATTCAGTCGAAGCTACGATGACCCTACCAAGGTCGTGGCTTCCGAGGCGGCGCTTGATCTTACCGGATCGCGCCGCCGCTTTTACTTGTAGGTCATGCAAAATAGAACGTCAAATGAACTAAACTCATGTTGTTTTCGTTTATTATGAATTTGGATCACATTGACGCCTGTAGTGAGGTAGCGTATAAGTGGGTATGTGCAAGACCTTTCATAACCGTTATTGGCGCTTCTGAATAATTCAGGGGCGGCTCTCCTATTGGTGAAGGTCGGAGACTGTAAATCTCTCGTTTAACCGCTGTGCTGGTTCGAATCCAACCCTCCCCACCAAAACAACGTTGGTGTAGCTCAGTGGTAGAGCGGCGGATTCCAATCCCGCGCGTCTGGGGTTCGATTCCTCACACCTTCGCCAACTTTGCTTGATATTTTTCCCACGCGGATTCAGCTTTGTTCATGTCGTAATGAAACGGCCAATACTCGCCAGACCGCAGATATTTGAGCCTGTTTTCCTTGCGGTAGATAGCTTTAACGGCCCTCGGAACATGGCTCATTTTGTTTAGCTGCTCTAGAAAAGGGTGATCTTCATGCCGAATAACCATGATTTCAACTGGCACGCTCAACCAATTCGAGTGCGGTCCACAGTGCACCGTTGCAAGATCAATCATAACTAAACTTCCATCAAGATTTATCATCTTTGGGTTCCAACCCGGCGCGCGACAAACGCGATCCGTCTCTTTCCATATTGCAGAAACCCAATTTGATTTCCATTCTCTAATCGTCAACCATTTTGTTTCTGGAATCGGGCAAGGAAGCATATCGTTCTCCTGATTATCTGCCCCCACAATAGACGCCGATCATCTAGAGATAAACTTGCCATAGTGTCGCACCCTGCGTCACTCTGCCGCATGTAGAAAGCATTGCCCGTTATGGCGTGGGCTGGTAGGTATGTGGTGAGGATTATGTTTCACTCGATTGAACGAACCTCACAAATCGTAGACGGAATCGAGACCGAGTTGCAGGTTTGGCCAGTGAAAGACTGGCAGAGACGCAAGGCAAGGATGCAAGGACAACGCCGATATAAGGGCCTAGACGACGGAAGTCATTAAATTCTGACAGGCTGGAAAGACAGCCACACATAACCCGCTTTTTTGCGGGTGCACCGAAGGATGGGGACATAGGCAATCGCGTGGCGTGGCCCCTCAGCAATCCGCCACAGGTGCACCCACATGAACGCGGCGGCCCCGTGGGTGTTTCTCCTCCCGTCCTGCGGGATAAGCTAGCCGCGTTCGCCTTTACTTTATGGGGAGATTCATATAAACTTTTATTTGAGGGTGCTGCGATGAAAGTAGAATCGCTATACCGTAACGTCATGTGAGGACGTGCAGATAAACTGGTTGATCGGTCCTTAACCGCCAGTAACCACATGCAGAGCAGGATTAACGCCCTGCCACCCTCAACACCTACAGGCTCACGGCACGGCAATAACGCCACACACCTTGGCAGGGGACGCCGTGGGCCTGTAGGTCTATCAGGGTAGCTTAACGGGAAAGCGCGGCGCTCATAACGCCTAAGATGTCGGTTCGAATCC